AGTTACCAAACTTTTATATGAATGCTATGGTACAAATGCCAGACACAGGCGAACTTCAATCTAAACATTTTGTACATCAAGACTATGTCTTTAGTGGACACTTCCACAAAAGGCAAACACAAGGAAATGTAACGTACATTGGTAATGCATTTCCGCACAACTATGCAGATGCTTGGGACGACAAAAGAGGTATGATGATCCTCGAACACGGCGGTGAACCGCAATACCTTGATTGGGAAAACTGTCCTAAGTATCGCACAGTTAAACTAAGTCAACTAATTGATCAAAAAGATACACTGATGAAAGATAAAATGTATCTTAGAGTAACACTTGACATTAATATTAGTTACGAAGAGGCAAGTTTTATCAAAGAAGAATTCCAACGTCAACACAACTGTCGTGAAATTACTTTGATTCCAAGTTTACAAGACGATCAAATCAACACAGACATTGATATTACAAAGTTTGAAAGTGTTGATCAAATTGTTGCAGAAGAAATTAATGCTATTGAAAGCGAAAATTACAACAAACAAACACTACTAAACATTTATAATGAGTTATAAGATATGCTGATCAAAGACCTAACTGTAAAAAACTTTATGAGCGTTGGCAATCAAACGCAGGCTGTAGATTTCAGCAATAGACAACTAACACTTGTATTAGGTGAAAATCTTGATCAAGGAGGCGATGATAGTGGCTCCCGAAACGGAACTGGTAAGACCACTATCATTAATGCCCTTTCTTATGCATTATACGGACAAGCATTAACTAACATTAGAAAAAACAACTTAATTAACAAAACCAACGGCAAAGGTATGTTGGTTACACTTAACTTTGAAAAAAACGGTACAAAATATAGAGTTGAACGAGGCCGTGGTCCTAATGTACTAAAGTTTTTTATTGATGAAGAAGAAAAAGAAATAACAGACGAGTCACAAGGTGACTCAAGAGAAACACAAAAAGAAATTGATGACTTATTACAAATGAGTCACGAAATGTTTAAGCACCTTGTTGCACTAAACACTTACACAGAACCATTTTTAAGTTTAAAACCCAACGATCAACGTGCAATCATTGAACAGTTGTTAGGTATTACTATACTTTCTGAAAAAGCAGAACAACTAAAAGTAAAACAAAAGGAAGTTCGAGATGGCATTACAGAAGAAACTGCAAAAATAAATGCTATTCAAACTGCAAACTCAAAGGTTGCAGAAACTATTGAAAGTTTAAAAATTAAATCAGGTGCATGGCGACAACAAAATGCTAAAGATTGTGATCGTTTACAAACTGGTATTGACGAATTAGAACATTTAGACATTGAAAAAGAACTTGCTAATCACGAACTACTGTCTAAGTGGGAAGAAAACAACAAGCACAAAACTAATCTTGAAAAAGAACGTGCAACACTTGAAAGTGCTTTAAGTCAAACAGACAAACAAATTAGTAGACTTGCAAAAGACTTAGAAGGTCTTAACGATGCCAAGTGTCATGCTTGTGGTCAAGACCTACACGAAGAAAAGAAACACGAGATTGAAACTAAACTTCAAGAAGAGTATGGCGAAACTATGACATACTTAATGGAGATTAATACCAAGTTTGAAAAAGTACAAGGTAAGTTGGCTGAGATAGGTGACTTAGACGGAAAGCCTAACACATTTTATGAAACAGCCAAAGAAGCATATGATCACCGAAACAATGTTGACAATCTAAAACAAGCACTGAAGGCGAGAGAAACCGAAACTGATCCATATGTTGATCAAATTGAAGAACTTGAAAAAACTGCTATCCAAGAAGTTAGTTGGGATATAGTAAACGAACTTACAACAATGCAAGAACATCAAAACTTCTTGTATAAACTTTTAACAAATAAAGATTCGTTCATTCGTAAAAAGATTATTGAACAGAATCTTGCATATCTAAACAATAGGCTAACATATTACTTAGATAAAATTGGATTGCCACATACTGTTGTGTTCCAAAACGATTTATCAGTAATGATTACACAGTTAGGACAAGACTTAGACTTTGATAATTTGAGTAGAGGTGAACGTAATAGACTTATCTTAGGTTTAAGTTTTGCATTCCGCGATGTATGGGAAAGCCTATATCAAAATGTTAACTTGTTATTTGTTGATGAGTTGATTGACAGTGGTATGGATACTGCTGGTGTTGAACACAGTTTGGCTATTCTTAAGAAAATGGGTAGAGAACGCAAGAAAAACATTTATTTGATTTCGCACAAAGACGAACTGCAAGGTCGTGTCCAAAATGTACTAAGAGTTGTAAAAGAAAACGGCTTTACAAGTTATGCAAACGATATTGATATAGTAGAATGAGCATACAAGACGACACACATGACAAATTAACTAAGGCGTATTTAGAATATTTCAAAGCAAACGAACGTTTTGAACGCAATAAGGGTGTACGCACTATGCAAGAAACTCGGAAATGGCTCAGAGAGATTCGTACACTTGCTAAAATACGTATGGACGAAGTAAAAAATATTTACGAAGCCAAAAAAGACACCAAGGCACAGTAGGCTCGGGTAAGTATCCATATGCAATGGACTTATCAAGGACAAGAAGTAACAGAAATCCCAGAAGGCATAGAAGGCTTTGTCTACCTCATAACCAATTTAACTAACAATCGTAAGTATGTAGGCAAAAAACTCGCAAAATTCAAGAAAACCCGCCCACCACTTAAAGGCAAAAAGAACAAACGCAGAAGCAAAGTAGAATCTGATTGGAGAGACTATTGGGGTAGTTCCGATCATTTACTTGAAGATGTAGAAAAATTAGGCCCAGAAAAGTTCACGAGAGAAATTTTATATTACTGTGAAAGCAAAGGCGTATTAAGTTATCTTGAAGCCAAAGAACAATTCGATAGACGTGTCTTAGAAACTGATGAATACTATAACGGCATTATTAATGTGCGTGTTGGAAGTTCGAAAGTCTTGAAAGAAGCGTTGAAAAAAATAAAATAGGCAAGACATAGTAACGCTGTTTGGTCGAGGATGCTCGACTCACCTTGAGGATATGTGAGATACCATATTCAGATACTGGTGTGTTACAAGGATAATGCTAACTAAAGGCATAAAAGATGTATGCTCTGTGAAAAAGATACAACATACGCGGCAAGTGTTTTTGCACTGTTAAGGAACAACTGCCGTCCGTGGATACTGCGAATGCTGAAGTAAGGGGTTGACGATCTACCGCCTCTGTACATATTATATGTAATCTTCTTTAACAATGTGGTGAAGGCTAACTCACATGATGGCCCAAATTACTCAATTCGTCCGGCAACGGGCGAATTGTGGCTCAACTATCTACATGATGCTAAATTGCTTCGCAATTAATCTTAAACAAATAAAGAAAAAAATAGTGTTTGAGCGATAGCGAAAACAAGATGTGCTTTAGCACATCTACTAATACTAAAACTTACTGTTATGTTCTTTTAGATAATCGTTAGGTCGGAGTTTGACTTCGGTATTAATCTGATTCTCGGTACCTGTATTGTGTTTGGCAGTTATTTCACTATCACGTGTAAAGTAAAATCCTAATTCTTCTGCGTGTTCCATAAATTTTAGAAACGCCGACTCTAATTCAACTACTTCTTTTTTATTCATAGATTAATCGTACAGGTCTGGATCTCTACCTAAACCTTTCGGTCTTGGAGGATGTACTTCCAGTACCTCGTATTCCTCGTGGGGGTTAATATTTTGAAGGTTGCTAACAATTTCAAATGCTTCCTGTTCTGAGGACGCTTTGTTTATTTCTCGTTTTGCAACCACAATGTAAGAGTTTGTACTCATCGTAGAAATATTTAATAATACTTATCAAGTATAAATAGTATTACATAACGTTTAAGGATAATTTAATGAAAGTATCACATATTATAGTGGAATCCAAAAAACAAACCACAAACGAGGCGCCTGTAAGCGGTTTTAAACAAGGGCTAACCAAATTAGCGGCCAAAGGATTGGCTAAAGTAGGTGCAAAAGATACTGCATTAGGCTTAGCAGGTAAAGCAGATACCGGTGATGAAGCAAATAAATTGCGTGGAGAATTCCAAAATTACATGGGAACTACAGGGCAATCAATGTCAAAAATTGATGCCGGCGAACTTAGTGCTTGGTTAAAATCTAAAAAATATCCTACAGACGCAGTACCTGCACAAGGGGTACTTAATAAAAAAGAATTAGATCAAATCCTATTAAAATCAGTACAAGCAAATAAAAGAGTGTCAAGCGGAGCAGGTGCTACTGCAGAACCAGCCGGTGGCGCAAGTGCTAATGCAAAACAAGGAACTACTAACACAGGAGCAGTTGATAAAGCAACAGCAACAGGAAGTTCAACAGCACCAGATGGCAAAGCACCTCCAACACAAAACGGAAGTGCTGGCGGACCTGCTACAGAGATTCCACCAAACATTCAAGCACAACTTGACTTATTAAATGATCCTGATAAAAAACGATTGGCGGCGTTACTATAATGAAACTTTACGAACTTAACACACCTAATAATAGAACTTCACAAATCCTTACAGAAGGTTATCAAGACCTAACTGAAACACAAAAGATTTATCTTAACAGATGGGAACGTGAACTTTGGCCATTACTTGAAGAGTATACAAAACTTGCTGAAGCGGAATTAACTTCTGATCAAATTCAAGATATCTTCAAAGGTGCTGAAGAACGTGCTATGGCCGGCGGCAATAATAAAACTATTGCTGGTAAAGTAGGCGCAGGTGTAGCGGCGGCCGCAAAACTTCCAGTTGATATTGCTAAGAAGGTTGATGCTAAAATTAACGAACTTGGTAGACTTGCACAAAACGCTGGACCAGTTAAAAATGCAGACGCTAAGTTTGAAGAACTTAAAAAGAAAATTAGTGCAGAAAATTCAGATTCAAAAATTGTACAAGGCATACAAAAAGTAAGTGACTGGGCAAAAGAAAATCCAGGCAAGGCAAGTATTGCTGTAGGTATCTTAACAACTATTGCGGCGTTTGCAGGTGGTCCTGCAGGTGGTGCCGCGGCTGGTTTGATTCTACGTGCTTCAAAAGATTTATTACAAGGTGAAAAACTTTCAACAGCAGTTGGTAAGTCAGTTAAAACAGCGGCATATGGTGCTCTTGCTGGTTTAGCAATCCAAGGCTTAACTGATAACATGGTTGATAATATTGCAACAGGTAGTGAAGCAGAAGCAGACGCTATGATGGACGCTTTTGGAAAAGCCAACTTCAAAGCGGCAGTAGATGGTGCGGTAGCAGATGCTGGGTTTGATGCAGGTGTAATGGATGGTGCAATGAATTATTCATCAAGCGGCAACATTAACGCATTTACTTTTAACTATGATATGACAATGACTGCTGATCAGGTTGCACAATATAAAGCACTATCGGATGCGGCGGCAAGTGCAAAAGTTTTTAGTCCTGAATATTACGAAGCGGCAGGTAAGTTACACGGATTTTTGTCAACAACACAACAAGCAAACGCAGATCTAACCGCACTTGCAAGAACCATAGCAAATATTCCTAAAGATGCATTGACAGGTGATCAAATTGATGCGGCTATTGCTGTGCTTGACAATGCTGACAAAGCAATTGAGACATTAAGTAACGCAGGTGGTGCAATTGGAGCGGCGGCACAAGGTGCTCTTGCTACAGTTGATGACAGCAATAAAGAAATGCACAAGATCAAACCAATTGATCCTAAAGAAAAAGAACAACTTGAATTAGATCTTAAAGGTGGCGGCGAAGCAAAAGCAGAATCAATTGATTACGAAACTTCATACAAATATTTGTTAGAACAATATCTTGCAGAAGCAGATCCAGCACAACAAGATTTACCATTAGACAATCCTAATACAGCAGGCGCAAAACTTAAAAAAGGTTTAGGAAATCTTGCAAGTAAAGTAGGCGGAGCAGTCAAAGGTGCGGCAGGCAAAGCAGTAGGTGGAGTTAAACAAGCCGCTAAAGATATTGGAAATAAAATTACCGCAAACAAACTTAATAAATCATGGAAAGCGGCAGGCGAACCTACAGACGCAGGAAGCATTTCAAACATTCTTGCAGATGCAGGAATGACAAACGATGATATTTCAGCACTTGCACAAGAGAAGAAAGTAGAATTACCAGCATCATCAACAGCACCAAAAGCAGATGCAGGAGCAGATGCAGGAGCACCAGAAGGTGGTGATACAGCACAAGCAGGCACAACACCAAAAGCAGGTGGTGATACAGCACAAGCAGGCACAACACCAAAAGCAGGATCACCCAATGCTTCACCCGAAGACAATCTTGCTAAAACAGGCAATCCAGTAGGAGCACCTACAGATGGTGCCACA